TTTGAAAACCAGCAGAAAACGGGGGATTCCGAACCAGCCGGTTCACGGCGCGCGCCGGGGCGACCCAAGAAAGAAAGGCCGCCGCTCGACGTTGAGGGAATTCCCGACGCGAACTTCGAGCAGACGATCGCGAAGCATGAGCGCCTGGTCGTGCTCTCGCGTGAGAAGTACGAGCAACTGCTCAGAGCCGGTGATGCCGAGGCACGCTACGCGCAGGTCACGTACAACCAGAGCCTGAAGACGCTGGTGGCCTTGCAGGAAGAAGCCGAACGGCGTTCGGTGTTCGCCCGTGAGCACATCACGGCAACGGAAGCGCGCGAGGCGATGCTCCGTCTGGCTGGCCTGATCGTCGAGCGATTGGACGCGCTGGGTTCGGAGTGCGGCGAGAACTGCAACCCGAAAGACCCCATCAAGGCCATCGGTGTGCTGACCGAATGGGCACGTGAGACGCGGGAGAAAGTCGCCCGTGTGTCCGGCACGCTGGAGGAGCCTAAGCCGTGAACGCCGACGAGCTCTTCGAGGAGGGGCTTGCCGTGGTCAGGCCGTCGGCCTTGAGCGACCCTGTCGCTTATCTCAAGGAGAACGTGAAGAAGATTCCGGCAGGCGTGTTCGACGGGGGCTACAACCCGAAGCGCTGGCCTTGGATCGGTGAGGCGGTCCGCATCTTCAACGCGCCGACGACGTCGCGTATGTTCATGCCCTGGGCAATCGGCTGCGGGAAGACGCTGACGCTGAAGCTCTGCGCGACTTACCTGATGGCTAACCGCCGTGCGTCGATGGCCATCTTCCTCGACTCGCAGGACAAGGCGAAGGCGTTCACGCTGAACGAGCTGAGGCCGCTGTTCGACCAGGTCGCCGACATCCGCAACCAGATGTCGCAGGATGACAACGACAAGTCGGGCACGTTGCGGTTCGCGGACGGGTCGCTGATTCACAATCGCTCGGCCTCGACGGAGAAGCACTTGCAGTCCTTGCACGTCCGCTACGTCTTCGGCTCGGAAATCTGGCAGTGGCCGAACGGCGCTCTGGCCATGAGCATGAGCCGAATGAAGGCGGCGGCGTTCGCGTCGAAGGCGATCTACGAGAGCCAACCCGGCGACATCGAGGGACAGGGGGCTGAGTTCTGGAAGTTCTACCTGATGACCGACCAGCGGGAGTGGATGTTCGTCTGCCCGTCGTGCAACCATCGCCAGCCCTGGTTGTGGGATTACATCCGATTCCCCGAGGGCGCGAAGATGACGGACGGCTGGGACCTCGAGGCCGTCCAGCATGGCACGACCTACGAGTGCTCGAAGTGCCGTCACCGCATGGAGGACAACGACGAGGTGCGCACAATCTGCAACGAGGTCGAGCGCGGCGCTGGGTTCGAGGCAACGGCCAAGGCCGAGAAGGCAGGCTACGTCGGACTGCACGTCAACGCCTTGGCGTCTACGAGCTGGGGGTCCTTGGCGGTGGACATGATCAAGGCGAAGCAGGTTGCCGACTTGGTGGGCGACCAGACTCCGCGTATGCTGTTCAAGAACCAGTATCTTGCCCTGCCATGGAGCGACGACGGCACGGGGAGCATGGTCGTCTCGACTGAGTCCTCGGACTATGCGATGGCCGACCATTGGGAGGCGGTCTGCTACATCACCCCGCGCGGTCAGATCGTGGACAAGGACGCCGCGCCCGAAGGCTCGGTCAAGTTCGTGACCCTGCAGGTGGACTGCCAAGGTGACCACTTCTGGGTAGTTGTCAGGCAGTGGGCTCGTACCGGGCATAGCCGCCTGATGTACTTCGGGAAGGTCAACAGCACCGAAGGCATCGGCGACTGGACCGGCCTCGATGCGCTGGCGGTCAAGTATGGCGTCCACCCTCAGCTCGTCATGGTGGACTCCGGCGGCCAAGACCAGACGACCCAGACGGTCTACAAGGAGTGCGCCAAGCGTGGCTGGTACTGCTCCAAGGGTTCAGGCCAGGAGTACTTCAACGTGAAGACGAAGGCCGGTGACACCGTGCGTCGGTTCTACAACACGCCGACCGCCATCCACGTCCCCGGCATCCGCACGCCGACGGCGCTGGTTGTCTGGTCCAACCTGTCTGGCAAGGACCTGTTCCATGGGATGCGAGCCCGTAAGGTGTTCACCTTTGCCCGTGATGCCGACCCATCCTACGTGGAACAGTTGAATAGTGAGGTCCGCGTAAAGGATGCAGGCAAGGCCATGTGGCGCCTGCGGAAGGGCGTGCGGGACAATCACGCTTTCGACTGCGAGCTCCTCGGGATGCTGATCGCGGCACGCTGGGGCCTGCTCGGTCGGGACGAGACGCAAACCTTACCCGCCCCGCAATAGTATATGCTCGGCATCTACGTAGGCGTTCCCGAAGACGTGCTCCTGCAATACAAGCAAGAGGCACTGGCCGACCTTGGCAAAGCCGTGACGTCCTACTCGGACTCCGGCACGTCCGTAAACAAGCAGTTCGGAATGCCCCCCGCGCAACGCCTGCAGGAGATTAACTACGCTTTGTCCCGTATCGACCCGAAGAAGTATGGCGGTGCTCATACCTCCGTGCAGATCAATTGGGACACCCGTGTTGACCTCTGATGCGTAAGAAACCCGATAAGCAAACCAAGCAGCCGAAGAAGGGGGCCACCGCCTCCTACTCGCAGTTCGCCAGCACGACCCAGTCGGGCGCGCGGCGTATGCTCTTCATCGGTGCGGTCAATGACCAGCGCAAGGAGGTCACGTCCGCGACCCGTCTCGCGATGGTGGCCAAGTCCCGTTGGGCCGTCCGCAACAGTCCGCTCTACAAGCAGTGCGTCGATGAGGCCGTCCTGGTCTCCGTCGGCGACGGCCTCGTCGTGCAGTCCAACGCCCGAGACCCGAAGGTGGCCATCGCCCACCAGAACTATTTCCGCGACTGGGCCGTCCGTTGCGACCTGACGAACCGCTACAACCTCGGCCAGATTCAGGCCATGTGGATGTCCGGCGCCCTCATCGACGGCGACTCTTTCGGCATCCTTACCAACGACCCGAAGACCGGCGTCCCGAAAATCCAAGTCCTCGAAAGTCACCGAGTGGGTTCTCCGTCCGACAAGTTCGACCCGAACAACGTGGACGGCGCCTACCTCGGCACCTACGGCGAGATCACCGGATGGAACGTCTACACCGACGGCGACAAGAAGGACCGATACATCCCGGTGCAGTCCATGCTCCAGGTCATGGAGTTCGAGCGCCCGTCTGCGGTGCGCGGCTACCCCGTCCTGCAGTCCAGCCTCAACTCGGTGCAGGATCATCTGGAAGTCTTCGAGCTTGAGAAGCGAGCGGTCCGCGACAGCGCCGACCATACCCTAATCCTCAAGAAGCAGGGCGGCGTCCTGCAGGACGACCCGGCCTCCAAGTTCTCCGGCGATTACAATTCCTGCGAGAAGATGGCCAGCCAGATGGGCGGCAAGATGCTGGTCGTCGATACCAACGAGGACCTTTCTCAGCTCGCTAACAACCGCCCCTCTCCGGCTTGGATGGGCATGATGACCGCCATCGAGCGCGACATCGTCCGTCTCCTCCCTTACGAGTACCAGGTTGACCCGTCCAAGATTGGCGGCGCCTCGGTCCGTCTAGTGGCCAGCAAGGTCTCACGTTGGGCGGCCAAGTGGCAGAGCATCCTCCAGGACTCCCTCGACCGCGTCTACGACTACGTGATCGCGGACGCCATCGCCAAGGGCAAGTTGCCCGACGACCCGGACTTCAACCGCAAGTCTTGGATCACGCCCCGCGACATCACCGTGGACGCTGGCCGTGAAGCCGCCCAGGACCGAGCCGACCTGCAGATGGGTCTGACGACCGCGCAGGCCATCCTCGGCAAGAAGGGCATGACCTACGACGAGGTGCTCGAACAGCGAGCCGTCGAGATGGAGAAGCTCGTCCAGAAGTCCAAGGAGCGGAACCTCCCGCTTTGGATGCTTTATCAGTCTGCCTTCAACTGGCTGCAGCAGGGTCAGGCCGCGAGCCAGACGCCCGAAGACGTGGCCGACAACCTCGACCTCCCTCCTCCCCCCGAACCCTCTAATCCATGAACTGTTTCATCTCAGGTCTTTCCGGGCGCGAGCCTCTTCTCTGCGACCCCATCAAGGTCGCGAACCACATGAAGTACGCCGAGAAGTACGGCGTCGTGGACGGCGTGCTCGATATGTTCTTCAACCCTGTCGCCAAGCCCTACGTCACGCAGGGCGGCACGGCTGTCATCCCGCTCCAGGGTTATCTGGGGGTGGGTCTCACCAAGTTCGAGAAACTGACCGGAGCCATGGACATGACCGAGGTCGGCGAGCAAATCGACGAGATGCTTGCGAACCCTGCGGTCAAGCGCATCGCCTTCGAGGTCGATTCCCCTGGCGGCACCGTGGTCGGCACCCCGGAACTGGCCGACAAGATCGCCAGCATCCCGCTGCCGACGATGTCCTACGCCAAGAAGCTGATGGCCTCTGGCGCCTATTACACCGGAAGTCAGGCCGACTACGTTTATGCCAGTCCCTCAGCCATGGTGGGCTCCATCGGCGTGATCGCTGTGGACGAGTCCTATGACGAGGCGTTCAAGAACATGGGCCTCAAGGTCGAGGTGTTCCGTGCCGGTAAGTACAAGGCCCCGAACATCGCAGGCGAAGGCTACACCGAAGAGATGCGCGCGCTCGAGCAGAAGGCCGTCGAGGCCATGCACGAGGAGTTCAAGCAGACCGTCCTCCGCAAGCGTTCGCTCGCTCGTCGCGAAGACATGGAAGGTCAGGTCTTCACGGGTCGCGAAGCCGCCGCCAAGAACCTTGTGACGGGTCTGGCCACGTCCTTCGCCGAAGCCCTCGCCGCTTTCGAGCAGGTCGCTTAACCTTACCTCCTCCGCAATAGTATATGGCTCTCACCATCGAAGAACGCTTCAAGGCCGCCGAGGCCGCTATCGTGTCCCTGACCGCCGAACGCGACGACCTCCGCAAGACGGTCGAATCCTCCGTCGTCAACGTCTCTGCCGAACTCGACCAGGCTAAGGTCGATGCCGCCGCCAAGGACCAGAAGGTCGTGGAGCTGGAAGCCGCCCTCGCGGAAGCCAACGCCAAGATCGCGGAACTCGAAGCCAACAAGGCCACCGCCTCCGTCGAGGCCGCCAACATCCTCGCCGCCTCCGGTGTCGAGCCTGTCGCCGCCCCTGTCGCCGCCGCCGCCGTCGGCTCCATCGCCGAGCAGTACGCCGCGATGCCTGCCGGTCCTGAGCGCCGTGCCTTCCTCAAGAAGCACAAGGCCGTCCTCTTCGCCCAGAAATAATTTCCCCCCCTCTAACCCTCCACTAGCTACCCATGCCTAACACCATCAACAGCGCTCTGATCGTCGATACCGTCGCCGAACTCAGCCTCACCGCTCTCTCCAACCGCCTCGCCGGTCTCTCGAACTTCGCCTCCGACTTCTCCTCGGACGTGAAGCGCCCGAAGGACGTCGTCCAGGTCGCCCTCTCCACCGCCGGCAGCACCACGCTGACCAACCCGACCGCGTTTAATGTCATCGGTGACAGCACGCTTGGCGCCACCGCCGTGTCGCTTAATCACCTGTATCAGCCCTTCGGTCTCTCCTACGCCGACATCCAGAACGGCATCAAGCTCGAGAAGATTCTCAAGGTGAACATGGACAAGCTGGCCGACTCCATCTGGGCCGCCGCTACCGCCCCGATCACCGTCGCCAACTTCGGCGCCGCCACCGTGACCGCCGCTGACTCGGCTGTCACCCCTGGCTCCGCTCAGCTGAAGGCTCTCTGGGCTGGCGTCTCGAAGGCCGGTCGCAAGACCCTCATCGTGAACCCGGGCATCTACTCCCAGCTCATCCCGACCAGCACGACCTCCCTCCCGCTCTCCGCTGGCGCTTACGGCTTCGACGGTGGCGTGTTCTACGCTTCGTCCTTCCCGTCCGAAACGAAACTGGCTGGCTTCGCGGTTTCTGCTGAGGCCATCGCCATGGCCGCTGCGGCCCCTGATCTCGACTCCGTCGGCAACGACTTCCTCGTCCGCGAAGTGGTCCCGATCGAAGGTCTCGGCATCTCGGTCTACTACAACGTCTGGGCTGACAAGAGCACCCGCAACCTCGTCGGTTCCATGGAACTGATGTTCGGTGCGAACAAGGCGATCACCACGGGCACCCTCGCCTCGGTCTACAACCCCTAATCGGGGCTGAGTCCTGAAACAGCCCCCAGCAATGGGGGCTTTTTTGTATCCCTAATTTCCCACCCACCCTATGTCCCTCTACGGCTCGACCTTCAATTCCGACTATCAATCCATCCTGGCAGACATCGGCGTCCCGGCTACGGTCGGGGGCAACCTGTTCCTCGTCGGGCTATCCCAGCCCATGAACACCCCCAAGTTCGACGCGGGGGGCTTCACCGAGGAGAAGATGTGGACGGTGCGTTTCGCCGCCGCTACGGCCCCTTGGACGGCTTCTGATGGCCGGGTGGGAGGTCAGGTAGCCACAATCGCCTCGGGCGTCCCTATCGCCTCCCTAGCCCCCGGTAAGAAATTGACGGTAAACGGGCAGGTGCTCCGCGTCAAAGGCCAGTCCTACAAGCAGGCCAGCGCCGTCATCGAACTGCAGTGCATCGACGATAACCAGTAATGGCCGTCAAGGGAGCCATCGACCCCGCCAGCCTCGCCGACTTCAACGCGGCGCTGAGGCACTTTGCCGCTGAGGTGAAGGGCGACATGGAGATGGTCACCCGTGAGCAGATCAGGCTGATGTGCCGTGATGCCATGACGTTCACCCCGCCAATGCCAAAAGGCGGTGGCCGTGGCCTGAGCGTCGCCGCCCATAAGGCCGGCATGAACAAGCTGGGGAATGACGTGCGCCGCATCTTCGTTCCTGCTGACAGCCCCAGAAAGGGGATGCCCGTCCTCCTGCGACAGGTCATCAACTCCGTGAGGGCCAATGACCAGGAGGGCTTCCGTGCAATCTACGACCACAAGTCCACTCTGGCTAGGGTTCAGAAACTCTCCCCGGTCATGCGCAAGATCATGGAGGACACGAGCTACACGCGAGCGTTCGCCAAGGCTCAGAACTACTTGGCCAAGGCCAACATCTTTGGCCAGATTCGCCCTATCGAAGGAGTGACGGACAATCTGCGAGGCATCCACGACAAGTACAAGAATGCCGTGGGAGGTCGCTGGAAGCGCAATCAGCCCGTCGGCGGTCCGCAGTATATGGTCGGGACCGCCATTCAGCTGGAAGCCTACATCGCCGAACGGCAGCTGAAGGTCGGACGGGTCAAGGCCGGGTGGGCGGCGGTCATGCAGCAGGTGCCGAAGCCTGTGACCAAGAAGGGCGTCGAGCGAAACTTCGGCGCATACAACGCGCCATGGGTGGACGCCAATAAGCAGTCTGCTAATGGCGTGTTCAGCGCAACCCGTAGCCCTGGCTTCGTCTCGATGACCGTGATGAACCTGATCGGAAACATCAATAACGTGGCCGCAGATGCTAACACGGAGAACATCGTCTACGGCAACCGCGTGAAGCAGATGCGTGCCGCCGTGCTCGCAAGGCTTGAAAAGACGCTGGCTCAGGCCAACGCTCGTAAGAAATAACTCTATGGGTACCAAATCCGCACGCCATATCGTGGAGGCCGCAGTGGCCGCCCACCTCTCCGCTCAGACAGAACTGACCGGGGTGAACATCTACAAGGGCGACAGCGCCGACACGAACGTGCTCCCCAAGGCCATCGTGCTTTGCGACTCGGCTCGTCTGCCTAACGACTTCCCGGACGGACTTGGGAACTACTCCTGCTCCGTTCGCGTCACCCTGTTGGACTCTGCCGACGACGTAACCCTCACGGATCACCGGGCCCGGATGGCCGCCATCGCCGGTGCCATGCAGGACCTCGAAGCGCTGCAGGCCGTGTTCACCCTGCAGGGCGACGCCCACTGCTACGACATCACGCCTCTATCCGAGGACGAAGGGGTCAACGAACGCTCCTGGGCGTCCGTCCTAGTCTACGAGATTCTGGTGGTCGTTAATCCAGAGGGCTAACCTTACCTTACCAGCAATAGTATATGGCTGCTATTGTCAAAGGCGTCACCGCAATCTATGGCCTTCCGGATGCCACCGTGGCCAATGCCGTTGTCCAGTCCTACACCAACGACGGCGAGTTCGCTAACGAAGCGACCATCATTGACGAAGATGGTAAGACCATCGCGTGGAGGGGTGACGACAGACGAACCCAGATCAGCGTAGAGATTATCGCGAAAACGTCAGCCATTCCTCAGCTCGGCGCTAACTTCACGATTACGGTCAACACCGCTTCGTCCTATGCTGGCGGAACCGCTTCGACCGCTTTTTCGGGCTGGGTCCAAAAGGTCTCAGACAAGGGCTCGAATCGTGGCTATTCCAGCGTGACTGTTACTGCCGTCGGTTACGAGGCTGTCAGCATCGCTTAATCGAATGGACCGCCGATTCACATCGGCTTTCACGGACCCAGGGCTTACTAAACTCCTGGGCCGTTTTGTTTCCCCGTTCTGCCTGCTTCACCGGGTGCAACTGGAAGCAGCCGAAAGCCCTCTGCTCCGATCGGGCGCAGGCATCCGTCCGCTCGACCTTATCGTGGCCGTCAAGATTTGCTCGGGCGAACGCCTCGACAAACTCACTTGGAAGGACTCCTGGTATCTAGGCAAGATGACCGCGAACGGCGATTACTTCGCCGAGCAGATTGAACGCTTTTCCAAGTACGTCCTCGTAGAGGCTTGGCCTAAGTTCTGGGAGAAGAAAGCCAAGGCATCAGAGTCCAGCGGTACTCCGTGGGTCCTGACAGTGGTCGCCTCACTGATTTCCAACGGCATCCCGGAAGACCGGGCGTGGACGATGCCCGAGTGCCAGGCCATCTGGCTCAACTCCACCTTCGCAATCGGCAAGGGCGCCGAGCTGAAAGTCCTCACGACCGAGGACGAAGAACTCATCGACACCCTCGAAAAGAACCAAGCATGAGCAACATCATCAAGTTCAGCATCAACGGAGATACTAACGCCGAGCAGGTGACCGAGAAGGTCAAGAAGTCCGTGAGCGCCTTGGAGAAGAACATGGAGGGCATCGAGCAGCGTTTCAAGAACTTCGGCAAGGACCTGTTCCTTTCCTTCGCGGCGCCGATGGTACTGCTCAACGCGGCCATGAACTCTATCTCGGCTGCCATCGAAAAGAACCGCCAAGCCGTGCAGGATGCCAAGGCCGTGGCCGAAGCCGGTGGGAACAAATATATGCGCGAGGGCACTGTCGCTTCCGCGCAAGAAGCAGCTCGTCGCCGTCAGGACGCCCTTGACCGCAAGAACGCCAAGCTCGCAGCCGAAGCCCTTGCCGAGGAGCAGGGTGCTGAAGGCGGCATCCTTGGATTCGGTGGAGAGGCAGACAAGGCGTTGATTCAATACGCAACAGAAGGAAAAGGATTTTTCAACAAGGTTGGACGAAGCGCCAATGCCGCGCTCATGTTCCTTGGCATCAACTCGATGTCAAAGGAGGAAGAAATGCAAAAGGTTCTCGAACGCCGGGCACAGGCTCGAACAGCCGAAGACCCTGAGATGATCGCAAAGCAGAAGGCCGCCGCTGAAGCCGCAGCCGCAAAGCAGGCCGCCGAGGCTAAATCTGACGCTCAGAAAGCTCTCGAAATCCAAGGCAAGGGAGCCTTTGCAGGTTCCGAAGGATTCTCCAATGTCGTAGGCGTGGGAGCCAACCCAGTCCTTGCCGCCGTCACCGCTCAGCTCGATGAGCAGCGCAAACAGACTTTCCTGCTTCAGCAGATCGCCATGGGTGGCAGTTACACCCCGCCCGACTTCACCAAGCAGAACACCGGCAACCCGCAGATTGACGGCTATGTGGGCCAAATGTAATTTACCAACATGGCACGCATCGACAAAGGCAACGCGCTAACGGCAGACATCCTCCAGCCAGGATGGACGTCCACCTCGGACGGCTTCGGCCTGATCGTCATCAACGCGACGTTCAAGTCTGACCGAAACACCGGCACGTTTGCGCCGTTCGTCCGTGGCACTGCTTTCCCGGGCACTAGTTACAACTACTGCAAGTCGCATAAGGGAAGCATCACGTGGAACGACCTAGGCGTTGCCATCCTTAAGGTGGACTATGTCGGCATCGACCCGACCGTGAACGGCGGTGTCCGTACCAAGGCAAACACTTCTTCCGCTAATGGCCTCACCGCTGAGAACATCACCAGCCACCCTAACTTCTTTGAAGCGGCTGCCGGGTTCACGGGCGGCGCTCTCGCTGGTTTGCCTTCTGACTTCGGCGGTGCGTACGACGATTCTACCCTAGGCCCTCCTGTCACCGTCATCGCAACCGCAGGCCCTAACGTAGGCAAAGCCGTTCCTGTCCCGTCCTCTGAGGGCTACAACGGCGCCTGCTTTGAGACCGGCCAAGGCGGCCGCTTCATCGGCTTCGTCGATCCTACCGTCCCTGAGCTCTACGGTCGCACGCAGTATCTTGCGCGCACGACCACTTACTCGGGTATAATGTATACGACTTCACTGTCTGACGTGCAGGCTCTTTACGCTCTTCTTGGCAGCGCAACGGCGACGAACTCTTGGGGCGTATTCCAACTCCTTCCCGCGTGGGCTCCCCTTGGTTCTGGTGATTTCGGAAACAGAAACCTGCTCTCTCAGGTCAACGTCGAAGAGTACGGTCTTCTCTACAAGATCATGTACGAAATCCGTTACTCCAAGGACGGATGGCCTCCGAACGTCTATAGCAACATCTGAGCTATGGGTATTCAACCAGGAGTCGGCTATACCTTCACGGCCTCAAGCCAAGGCACGAACCTTACGGTTGAGAAGCCGTGGGCGCCGTGGACGACATATGCGACTGTAGATTCTGGTCATCCGTTTAAGATCGTTAACGTATCTCTCAGGACTTCTGGAGGATCTACTACTGTCACTTATCAGGTTCAGTCAGGCACAATCAACAACCTCGTCCCAATCATCGACGACTACGTAAGCGGGACGGAAGTCAAACTTGACCGCGTTACTTCAGGCGTGGCCAACCCTCCCACCGCTGAACTCGTCTCGTCCAACTATGACGCGACGACTAAGACGTCTTACATCACGCTCCGCTCTGGTCCTGAAACTGCGAGCCCTTACGCTTTCCCTGACCCTCTGGTGACGAGCAATCAATACCCGGTTGTTATCGGTGGTAACGCTATCACGCCTGACAGCGATACCTGGGGTTACATTGTCATCGGGACAATCACAGTAGACAGCATCACGGCTCCTACGACCTTCACCGTCAGCCAGAATATTGGCGGCTCCCTCTGGGGCGACCGCGTCAAGGTCAACGGGATGACGGCCAAGTACTACTACGCCCGCATCTGATGGGCGTCCTGATCGGAGCATCGGAAACCAACTCCACTTGGGGTCGTAACCGCACGCCCATCTTTAGCACCTACTTCGGCATCTCTGGCGGAACCCATAACAACGTAGCCACGGACGGCTGGGCCTCCGAGGCCAACACCTTCTTCCGCTGCTCTCAATGGTGGAACTTGGTAAACTGGACCGACTCTGGTGGCACACCGCAGACGGGCTACTACGGCCCTCTGGCCTTCCCTGGCTCGCCCTTTCCGTCTAGCACGGCCTTCCTCGTCGGCGCCTACAACACCGACCCGGCAGAGACCTACGCCCCCAACTACCTCGACGACGTGGAGGTCCAGAACGTCTGGGTGGGTCGGGACGTGGTCATCGACTCGACGACCTACGCGATGTCCTACTCGGCGCTGAACGGGGTCACGGGGTCTTTCCAGACCATCACAAGCTCGGCGGACGTCGTTTCCTTCGACCTCTGACGGCTTTCTGAGCAAACCCTACCGTTTGCACAATAGGTAAGATGAGCGATACTGTCACTCTGTCGCAGGGAAACACGTTCGCCTGCACCTTCGTCTGGACTCCGGGCACGACCGGCCCCGCGAACCTGCTGGCCACGACCCTCACCTCGACGGTGGAAGACAAGTGCGGCAACCTCTACGACCTGACGATCACGAAGGCCGGAGACGGCCTGTCCTTCACCTGCACCTACCCGGGCTCGACCGCCGACTGGGCGCTTGGCCTAGGCAGGTGGGACGTGAAATTCGTCTTTCCTGGCGGAGTCATCTCGCGCACCGAGGTGTTCAGGGTGCAGGTCATCGACTCTGTTACCGTTTGATTTATGCCCGACGCTACGATCACCTCGACGGCTTCGACCTTCGGGACCATCACTGGTACCTTTGCGGCTGACCAGTCCACCATCGTGGGAACGGTCACGGGCATCGTGGCTGGCACGCTGGACGGAAGCGTCGGCGTCCCCGGACCTGTCGGACCCACGGGACCCCAAGGCCCCGAAGGTCCCCCCGGACCTCCCGGAGAAGGCGGCACGTGGGGAAGCATCGTCGGTACGCTCTCGGCGCAGCTAGACCTGCAGGCCGCTTTGGACCTGAAGGCCCCGCTCGCCAGCCCCGTCTTCACGGGCGACGCTCGCGCCGTCACCCCTGCCTTCGGAGATAACGACACCTCCATCTCGACCACGGCCTTCGTCCAGGCTGCCCTCGCTGGTGGCACGGCGGTCGCTAAGAACCTTGAGGTCTACGTCCGCAATCAGTCCGGCTCGACCATCCCTGCTGGCT